TGGGCGACATTGGCGTAAGCTCGCTCCATTGACGTGGCAGCTCCTGCTGCTGTGCCAGAGCCCTGCGCTCCAATCTGAATCATGCTGGACAGCGACTTGACCGCGTCGAATCCAGTCCTGCCGCTAAACCTCGTCATGGCAGATGCCATCTTGGGAAGGTACTTCGCCAAGTCAGACAGCTCGATGCGATTCCTCTTGCCTGCCACTGCCATCATGGACAGTCCGGTCATCATCTCTTTAGGATCTTTGATCCCCATCTTGATCTGCATCTCAGCCATGACTCGGCCAAGATCTTCCATGTCTGTACCAGTAGCGCTGCCCACCGTGGCAAACGTGTTCATATACTTTTTGGCACCTGGCAAGTCGCCCGTCTTGCTCACGAACGCCATCATGCCCTTAGTAAGATCTAACGACTTTACTCCTGGGTTAGCCATAGCCGTGGCCTGGATGCGGCGCATTAAACCACTAACATTCGCCCTTTGGCCTGGCCTTCGCCCCTTAATTGCCAGGCTCGCCACAGCCTCCTCAAGCTCTACCGCTTGCCGACCTGCTGCGCCCACCACCATCGCGCCCATAAGGCCGGCAGTCGCGCCTACGCCGAGCATGCCCGTTCCCCCGCTAAAGCTCCTCAGTCTCCCCATCTGAGAAGATGCCCTTCGGTTTGATGCTGCCAGGGCCTTGTTTGCCGCTACCTCTTTAGTCTTTTGTGCAGCCGCAGCCTTTGATGCAGCGACTGCATCTGCGCCACGCTTCTTTTCTGCCTTAGAAAGCTTCTTTAGTTCCCTAGCTAAATTCTTTAATCCCTTTAGCTCTTTAGTCAGACCGGAGATGGCGGCTGTTGACGCTTCTTTGGCAGCTAGCTTACGTTGCTTGGAAGTGCTCTTCGCGACTCTCGACATCTTCTTGTCGAGCTTTTGGACAGTTCTCGCAGTGTGCGCAGCGGCTGTTTCGATATCCTCGAATGCTCGGATAACGGACCCTTTCCCTGACGCAGAAAAGGTATAAACAATTGCTGCCATTTCTTAAAATCCAGGAGCGACGGGCGTGTGAAGGTAGCGAGGGATCTCTTTGTCGAAAAACTCTGTAAGCTCATCCATGTAAACTCGGAAGTTGCTCAAAGGCTTTCTTGGGCCATCATACTCGTCCACGATGTACTGCGCGTAATGAGTATCCATTTCTACCTTGATTGTGCTTCGTGACCGAGTGTTGCTTTCAATACTAGCGCCAGTATTCGCCTCTAAGCGCCCAGTCCTATTCGTGTACTCGTGGGTGTCTATTTCGCTATTCGAGGCAAGCACGCCGGCTTGCCACATGAACTCAGACATCGTCGCTGATCGCCTCTTCGCCCTCTGCGTCGATTCCCTCAGATCCCTCAAACTCTGTTCCTTGATCTTCACTTTGAACATCGTCGTCTTCACCTTCAACTTTCAGAGATAGGTATTCGTCGAACTTGTCTTCTCCGAGGGTGTCCACAATACCGAAGAACTTGCCGCTCAATATGATAAACGCTTGAGTAATCCACTCTGGCGACTTTTCTGCCAGAAAATGATCTGGGAAATTTGTATGCGAGGACCGCGCCGCAGCCCTGGCGTACATCATGATGTCTGGAACCTTTATGCTCCACGACGTTGGCGCGTGACGCCTGCGCACCTCGTGATAAAGGTTTAGCAGCGTAGCGATCTGATCGGTCGTGAGGTTCTCTCTCATCCATTTGGGTCCAGGAAAAGCTGCGTACTTATTCCTTGAGCCCTCTTCAGCGTCCTCGTTAACCTCTTTGCATGCCCGGAAAAGCGCCTCGATGGCTTTGCTGTCATTTAGCAAATCCATGTCCTGAGCAGCCTCTTCGATGCCCTCGCTCACAGCCTTCACGTACTTGTGGGCTGACACCACCGAGTAATCTTCCTCAGCTTTGGTGTTTACCCGAATCCCCACCTTAGAGACTTCCTTGTCTCCTAAACTAAAAAAGCCCTGGACATCGAACTCGTGAATGTCTCGTTCACGCTGCTCGATTGCCAGGGCTAATTTACTCTTTGGAATCTGCTTCGATTTGCTCATTGACTAACTTATTTGCAGCCGAAAACGCCATTCGCTGACCGTCGGTCAGCTCTGCCATGGGTAGTCCGTAGTAGCGCTCCGGTCTTTGGTTTCTAATCAGACCTGCCCCGGTTGCCACATCACAGCACTCACTCATCGCAACTACAATAGAAAAATTTGAAGGTGCCTTTACCCCCTTGGAAAGAACATTCCTCCAGAGTTGAGCGTCTTGGGACGCTAGGGCGGGACAAATTGTCCCGAAGGCTTTCCCGAACGCATCCATGAGAAGACCGCACTCCGCTGTTTCGAGCAGCCCGACTTCTTTGCCAGAGTGAAACGCCAACTCTCCGTCGCAAAATATAGCTCTTGCCGCGACCTCGTGAGTGCCGCCCTCATCCATTGCCCGGTGAACTTCTTCCGAAGTTAGGGCATGAGCCCACAGCTCAAACCTGCTCAAAAGATATATGCGGTGCTCGATCTTAATTTTAGGTCGAGGGCGCCTGATGAGCATCCGAAACAACGCAGCGGGCTCTATGTCTTTAGGTGGCCTCACTTCCCTACTCGAAAAAACTAGATCCTTTTCCAACAAATACGAAAGAAAGGGCCGAGGTTTGCCCCACCGAGCCGCTCCTGCTCACCGACGTGATAAAGCCCCTCGTAATAAGGCGTCTCCCAGTGCTCCCCTCTTGAAGCATTATCTCAATCTCGTCGTTGTTGGCCATCATCGCCTCGTACTCAGGGTACATGTCCGCTGATCTGCCATCATTAAACGCGGCAAATACGCCCGTGTCTAAGGGGATAACATTACTTACAGTGATGCGGCGAACCAGCGGCCCCGTTGTTACGCCCTCGAAGCCATTAACAACCGAATACACTTCGGCTGTCGCTTTCTCAAGAGACGTTTCAACGGAAACCGCTTCTGCGAGTACGTTGCCGTTAAGGACAACATAGATATTGCTATAGATCGCCACTCAGCCCAAACCTTACTCGAAGGCTGTACCAGTCCCTCTGAACGTAAACGATATCGTCACCGTGGCGCCAACACCGGCAGCTCTCGGAACTTCGGTAATGTACCCACGAGTAACGCAGGTTTTGCCGCTCCCGATCTCCTGGATTTTTAACTCCACCTCAGTGGATTTAAGCATGAGCTTTTCAAAATCCACTTCTACACCGGTTAGGGGAATTACATTGGACGCTGACACCGTTCTCATGATCGGGCTTGGGGTAATACCCTTCCACCCGTCCTTGATTGTCATAACATCCTGGATGTCTGCCGATAGGGACGTTTCGATCGAGGTGTTCTCGGCCAACAAGATCCCATCGAGCGTCAGATTTAACTGTGAATAGAGTGCCATTAGTAAGAAGCTCCCGTTTCTTGAATGGTGAACTCGCCCTTGTACAAGTGCTCCACCGAGTAGAAGTCAACGCTAACCGCGATACCAGCGGTTACCTTTTTAGCCACGATGCTGCCCTTCATCTCGGTAATCTTATCAGGCGCCAAAATAGGCCCTTGGTATTGACCAAGAGGGGTTGAACCCGTCAAGTCATCGATCACCTGCTTCATCATCGCAGCAACCTGCTGAGGAGTGGTCGTTCTAGCGGTCGCAGACTGCCCCTGAATGGGGTTATCTGAAACGAATGGCTGCTTAGTGCTCAACCATCGCTGCTTCACAAGGTTCCAGGCGAAGTCGATCACACTCGTGATGTGACCGGGTCGGGCTCGAAAGTCGCTGTCTCCAGCAGAGTTCTGACATCGAGAAGTGATGAACCTAACAAGATAGGCTTTTCCGTCAGGACGGAAAGCAATTGGGGATACCCCGTTGTTAAGATCAGCCCGCTGCTCAGTTGTCGTCGGTCGGTCGTTGACGTTAAACGGCGCCAAGATTTGGTACACCGCCGAGTCAGAGCTTTGGTAACCGGCAAAGTTGGCTGCCGGTTGAGACACCTGCTGACTTCGCACAACCGCAGTGTTCTGAGCCGCAAGCATGGCAGGAGTCCAGTCGTTGCGCTCCGTGTGAAACACGAATCCACGAACACTGTTCAGCGCCGTACCTACACTCGTTGCGCCTGCCTGGTCATCGACAAATGCGCTGAGAGCACACTGCTCTTTGCCGTTGATGGGAAGCGCCTGAGTGCGAATCATCGCCATCAACTCGCCATTCTGGTTGTCAGTGTCGGTGATGGCAGCAACATTGCCAACTGTCGTACTGACGCTGTTTTGATGCCACGGTGAGACTTGGTAATAAATCTCGCTGTTAGCAACAGAATCAATTGCAGCCGTCCCATCGTCGGGGACTGTGCCTGGTACCGTAACAGTTTTCACAATAGTGGTGGCCGTTGGCTTATCAAACGACATCCTGATCCCAAAGGTCAGCCCAGCGTCACCAATAATGAAGTTGCCCCGGAGCCCCTGATTGGCCGCAGTTATTGTAACAAGACCGGCAGCAGCAAGAGCTGTGACAGGAAGGGTTGCGTCGGCTCCAGCATTTATCGCGTCAGCCGCAGCCGCTGCAATAATCGTAGGAGTGTCGCCACTGCCCACCGGAACGTACATCGTTTCGCCAATTACGTTAATCTCAAGAGTGGTCGTTGCGTCAGAATTTGTCGCAAACAGGAACGTGCATACAGCAGCATTCCCCGCGCTTTCCGTGACAGCAACGCCATACATCGTGGCGCCGCTATCTACAGCGGTGTACTTCATGTACATCTGATAAAGCTCAGACCGCACTCCAAACCGCGCCTGGGCATCTGAGTCATCAGAGATGAATCGCCCAAGAGCGTCCAGCGGTTCACTGCCGGCTGCTGTGATATTTCCGTATAAAACGACTTCGCGGTTTGGGCCTTGGCTCGAAAGCCCAGCTCCAAAAATTAACTCTCTCCGCGTTGCCGGAATTGGATCGTTAGGGTCGATTCCAGTAAGTGCCATTACTCGTTACCCCTTTCCTTTGAAGTTTCTGCCTTTTCGCTTTTTGCTTTAGGCTTCGGTTTGGATTTAGATGAAACCGAAGCGAGAGCATCGGCTGAAGAGTCGGCGTAAACATACTCTCCTAGTTGTTTTAATGTCCCACGAGATACTGCTTTTACCAGATGTGGGTGGTACTCCGCTGCGATGGTGCAGGGAACATACCTATCACCGTGAGACTTTGCTGCCTTGCGTTGCTCAAGAGACTTTCTGGTTTGAGCAACGTAGCGATTTGCAATATCGCTATGCGGATCGGTCACGAGTGTCCCCTGGACACCTTCAAGCACCATGTACCTCTTCATACTTACTCCTTACGGAAGCTGACCGGCTGAATGCGCCACCCAGTCAATTCCGTTAAAATACGACTTCGCCCACCAAGACTGACTTGCGGGGAGAGAGAACAATGTTCCTGCTCCTGGGCCTCCGTTCACGATGTCCATCGTAAACGCGCCAAGCCCAAGTCTCAAGACGTGGATGATGTCCCCTGCCTCTGCGTTTACTGTCGAAAGCGTCTTCTCTCTCGCTGCCGTGAGGGGAGATGCGGCAGGGAGAACTCGAAAGAAGTTCTCCCCTACTGTTAGAGACTGATCGGCATCCGTCAGGTCAGTACCCTGTACAGGATTTCTGACAAGCTTCCAGCGCCCCAGAGTGCCGCCCTGATGACCTAAGATCGTCAGAGAGTCTAGGGTTGAAACATCGCCAACAAGCCACTGGTATAGCCTCGGGGTGTCCAGGGGAGTGTTGTAATGGGTGATGTCAGGGCCAAGGTCGGCCTCCATCTTAGCTTTGCTCACCCGAATCGTGGAGGCTCTTCTAGGATTAGCCATTATGGATCCTCTGTGCCGTCAGGAGCCGAAAGTACGCGGTCCATTATAAATGTTGTTTGGGTGCCCTCGCCAGCACCATTGATACTGAAGTTACCATCATGAAGGACGTCGCCCGGATCTTCCATCGTCATCGGCTGGACCTTCTCATGAATCTTAAACACCCCTCTGAGAGCCGGGTAATCACGAGCCGAATGCTTCTTCACTCGCCTGTCTGCACCCGGACCCTCGTCAATACCGAATCTCCCAGGTTGGCCGCCTACATATTCCCAGCCAACAACGCCAAGAGGAGCCAGCGCTTGAGCTATCCCCATCCCAGCCGGGTTGCCCTTGTAGCTATAACTTGTGTGAAGCTGACGCTCGCTCATCTTGTGCATGGCCGCGTCTACAGATGAAATGAGCCCAGCTCGCCTTTGAACTTCAGAAAGCTTTGGCAGTTCAGGGAAAACGTACAGCAAGTGTAGGTTTCTGACCCTGAAACTGTAAAGCAGGGTCTTTTCCATCACCGTGCTTATGCCTTCCCACCAAACGAAAAGACAGGGCACCGGCAATTTTACCTTAATCCCCTGCGGCTCAAGAGGGTCAAAGTCAAACCGATTCGCTGGTGGAACAGCGTCTAACATCAAGCCACTAGGTAAGATGTTCTTTAGCTTGTCATCTAAGGCGTCTTTTATGTAAAAGCTCGCAAAGCTCAAAACAGCTTCAATAATCGGGTCGGCTAACTTCTGGCCAACCTCTCCTGGCGCAATAGGTAGCTCTAATGCGCCAACCGATGACGCTTCGGAGGGCATCTACTGCTCCTCCACCGTGATCTCTTCAGGACTACTCACCACTGTCACGGTATCGCTGTCCTCTTCCACGGTTATTTCTTCGGGACTCTGAACGACGGTTACGCTCATCTCGTGACCTCCGGGTTCACTACGAACCTGCCCTGAATCAACCGAATGACATCCGGTGGCACACTGGCATCAAAAACCTCAAGGTCATAAACTGCGTTCTTAAACGCATAAGCAGCCGTCTGAACAGATGTGATAGTGAGCTTCACCTCACCATTGGTGGCAGGCGCAACGATCTCCAGTCCAGCAACCGGGCTCGATGTGAATGACGCTAACGTCGCCACATCCTCCGTACTTGCCCGTACCTGCATGCGAGCCTCGTAGCCCGTTAAGTCTACATTAACGCCAACAGCAGACGTTGTGTAGGTAACCGTGAGGGTATACGTCGATCCCTGGTCAACGTGGATGTTGTACGTCTGAGCCATGGCTTAATCAATTCCCGGTAAGCTGTTCGTCATGGTCCACCCGGTCGCACGTCATCTTGCCATGCTGCCGTCTGCATTAGCGCAAGCGCCTCCGGATGGGTCAGCGTCGGAAGTCCGTCGAAGGCTGGTGGCGTGGCGCCTCTCCACTTCAACACGCACTGGGAATCGTCAAGGCTTCGCCTCACGGTGTCCGCTGATTCGATAGCTGCCGAATACTGGTCAGCCGTCGCCGGGTAGTTCACTATGCAGTATGTGAGGTCGTTCATGGGGTGTCCTCTGCGAAATCGGATTGCTCCATATTGGCTTGCCAGAGATCGTAATTATTGGCTGTTTTATCGAAGACGGTAGGCTGGCCCAAAGCTTTAGCATCGAAGGTGTCATCTCCGCAGCGATAATACGCATCGACATCAGCAGCCGTGGTCAGAGTTGTAACATCTCGCGGCATACCATTGTTGTAAATCTCAGTTACGTTGGCTGCGCTAAGAGTAGTGTTGTAAAGGCTCACCTCGTCTACTCTGCCGTTATAGAAAGCGTTGACTAGGCCACGCGAGCCGATGCTCATCGCTGTGCTATTCGCGATGGTGCCGGTCAACGTGTCTGAGTCTACAGATACGGTTTCGTCTACGCCGTCCACCCAGATCGAAATTCCAGCCGCTGTGCTCGACCCTGAATAAGTCACGCAGATATGGTGCCAATTTCCGTCGTTCCACCCGCCGCCAGTGGTACGCACAGCCTGCGTATTCGATCCTAAAGTGTTGAACATCGCGACGTAGAACTCACCAGCGACAGTTGGGTTCTGGAAGATGCCCCAGCCTCGATAGTTCCCCGATCCAATCTGCTTTCCGATAAGGCAGCCGAAGCTCGCGGCAGATGACTTCATCCACAGGCTAACGCTGAACGTATCAGTGTTATCGTATACCGGAGCATTGCTCGCCGGTATGACGTTCAACCTCTCGTCAACGCCATCGAATCCGATAGATAGAAGATTCCAGAACGGGCGCGGCGTCACCGACTGAATGTCAGCCGCCTCCATGTTAGTGGCAGCGAGGTCGTTTGAGTTGCCACTCAGGTCGAATATCGTACCAGTGGCAGAGTCTCCGGGTGCTTCGCCGCAGCGATACCAAGCATCCAGGTCTGAGCCCCCTGTGAGGTTTGTCGGAGTCCCGTCATTCCACATCGCGCCAACTTCACCAGAGCTAAGCTCCTTACTCCAGATGCTCACTTCGTCGAATGATCCGTTGAAGTATCCACCGTAACTAGCTCCACCAATCCTCAGCGGAGCGCCAGCACCAGTCTTGGTTCCAAAGCCATTGAAAGTGTCAATGTAAGACTGGGTAACCTGACCCGAAGGGTATACGTTGGTGCCATTCACATACATACGCATGCCGCCCGCCAGCGTACCGGAGCCGTCGTATGTCCAGACGACATGTTTCCAAGCTCCAGTTACAATAAACTGGTCAACATACGACTGAGCGTAGAGCCCAAAGTTTACCCCATGAGAGAAGAAGCAGAACGCGTTGCCCGCGTACACGCCGACTGCCCACCCGGTATACGACGGGGCACCGAATATTTTGGAGGCAATATAGCCAGCACCAGCAGCCGGTATGTCATGGTCTGTTGTCTTGAGCCACGCAGACACCGACCAGGGCTCGTTCCAGTCTGGGTCGCAGCCGGTTACGGACCCACCGGCAAGCTCCGCATATTCGTCCACCCCATCGGTGAGGAGGGACAGCCTGTTGAATGTGGGGGGAACGTCAAGGACGATGTCTGCGGGCTCAGTATTAACCGGTGTCCCGTCGTTCGAGCCTTTAGCGTCGAATATGCGCGCGGCAGGATCGGCGCTGTCCATCGAGTCACCCGGAGAATCGCCCATTCTGTACCAGCTCGTGAGCGATCCGAATGCCGAGAATGTTGAGAGGTCGCCTGCCGTGCCCGGCCCACCCAGCGAGTAAAGCTCGATGCACTGCGCCGCAGTAATTGCAAAGCCTGAAAAGAACAACGCTTCGTCTGCATTGCCGTTGAAGTAGCTCAGCGCCCCGCCTGCGCCGTCGTCCCTTGCGCCAATCATCGCTTTGCTACCGACCAGACCTCTTCGGTTATTCACCGCTGTCTGGCGCCGCTCCGCTCCACCGTCGATGTCAATCGTCAGCGTGGCGCCGTCCCACGTCATGACAGCTAGATGCCAAGCGTTGTCATTGTAGGTCGAAACGGTGGACGCAAAGACGGGAAATGTTGACGTGTGGAGATAGGCTAATATTTGCCCAGCATCTGTCCAGATGACCCAATCCCGCTCCGGTAGCCCGTACCACTTGCCGAAGATATCCGCCATCGCGCCTTGTTCGGTCTTGAACCAGACCGCAGCCGTCAAGTGGACATTATTGCCGGAAAAAGAAGCGGGCGCACCCAGGTCAACATACTCGTCAACACCGTCCACTACGCCGGAACGAGTCTGAACAAAAACCGGCGGTGGCGGGGCCGCCCCTGCGGACTGTCGTCCCAAGCCTAGTACGATGCCAATTCCCCTCATGCGCTTAGTACAATGCGAGGATCAATGTTGCAGTCGTGTTTGTCGCCATCACGCGAGATACCTGAACATCAAGAATGGTCCCAGCCGCTACAGCGGAAAATGTAATTGGCGTAGCCGCTACAGCCTGCCCCAACATTACAACAGCTACATCACCAGCCCCTCCGATGTACAGCGCCCTGGTAGGCCCATCGCCAAGGTCGGCCCCGTCATTAGCGACTACCGCTGTGGCGTCATACGCCCCGTGGAGAACCGTTCTTGCTGCTGCATTACCTTTAGGCATTAGTAAATTCCAAAACTGTCAGGGTCGTTGAAAAACTTAGGTGCAGGATCGGGGTTGATTGGATCACCGCTTCGCACGACGCCACCCTGGTTGGCCGCCGGCTCCGGGGAGCCCACTACATCGAGCCGGGTCACGCCTTTGCGTAGCTCCAGCAAGTCCCTTCGGGCAGTCTCCATTAGCTTCCTGCCGTCTGCTCGGATGTACTCCGGGTGCCGGTCGTACAAGTACGAAACAGCAATGTCCAAGCAAAGCCTCTTAACTTCATTTGGAGCAGATGTCCCCAGAAGTCGAATTGCCGCAATGTCGTAATTGCCGCGAAGGAACCCCTCAACATAACTCTCCGAATCAGCAATGACTCGCAGTAGCGGGTTCTCGTCTGGCGTTCCGTCAACATTGTCGTCCAATATCTGACGTACAACCGTCTGAGTGATGCGGTCTTCGATGTCACTCAGAGTAATATACATTATTGAACGTACCCAACATTCGTAAGTCCGGCTTTTATGGCGTCCTCACTCAGACTTTCGGGCATGCTCCTGGTCAGGCCGGGGGTCCAGTCGGTGACGATAATATCACCGAACTTCGCCTGTACTAACCGTCCGGTTTCATTTCTCCACCGGACAAAACGCCCAGACGTAGCGAAAGCGACAGGCTCAGAGGCAGGGGGGGTGACTCTGGGCTTGCTACTCGCACTACGCCTGGAACGTCGGTTGCTCATGATTACGGGCCAACCGGAGTGGTGATCAAGTAACCCGTGGGCGATGCCACGACTTGGTGAACCTCGCTCACACTGACCTGAGCGGTGTAACCACCACCATGGCCCTTGAGAGGATCATAATCCACCACCGTCTGGATTGCGCCATGACGGAACGTGTAACCAAACACAGCATTGCGGACGCTTGCACGACGCGCAACTCGGACAACTCCGAACACGTCACCCCAGATACGGGTGAAGACGGGAGCCGTGCCCTCATTGGTAAGATCCTCGCGAGCCTTACCGACAAGGAGTCGGTCGATATCAAAGAATCGAGCGATCATGTCGGGCGTGGCCAAACCAGGCGAGCTGCCGTTGTACTTGAACAAGTCAAGAATCGCCGGATGGCGACTCAGAACCTGATACACGTCAAGCGAACAGAACCCGATGAGGTCACTCGGTCCACGACCCTGCCAGATGGCAGCGGTTGCAGTCTGAATGTCAGCGATGGGGTCACCACCAGTGACAGTGTCCCAACGGTTGGCAGCACCGATCGCTGCCGTGTTGGCCCCGAAGTTGGCAGCCGTCGTCAGAACACCGGCAATGCGCTGCTCACGACGGAACGACAAGCCTTCAGCAATGGCTTCGACCAAGTCCACCATCTCGTTCAAGGGCGCATCCTCGTTCGTGAGCGTCATGCGCGACACGAAGTTGGAATAACCATAAGGACGACACACGTAAGTGCTGGTCGAGCGAGTTTCCTGAATCTCGTTCGCCTGTCCACGGCTGCCCATCTCGTCATCCGGGTACTGCAAGCGGTCGCTTTGACCGTAGCTGAAGTACACGTCAGACTCTTTGCCAACCGGAAGGAGAGGCATCAGCTCTTCGCCAATGTACATCTCATTCGCATACTGAATGCTCAGGTTGCTCATGGTGGCGTTCACATGGACAGCTCCAGGAGCGATGTCCTTGAGTGCCAGGTTTGCGCTATCCCACGCTCGAAGTACCCGAGGGTCACTGGAGCGTCGGGCCTCGTCAACACGAGAGACGTAGTCTTGGTACTTCTCAAACCGGGGCGTCATGCCACGGCGACGCATTACGCGCGTGTTGCTTTTAACGATGTCACCATGCGACACGGATCCGAGGGC